ATTAAATGTAAATTAAGTATCGAAGTCAAACGGTGTCATAAAAAATTAGTAAAAAATTACTTACTTTTGGATCAGCGGTAACAAAATTGGGATGGAAATAGACAAATGTAAGAATTTGATTTTATTAGCCATCCGTAATATTACGGACTATTGACAATAAGTTCTAACTTACTAAAATCAAGCCCGCAATACCCGCTAAAGTATAAACAAGTCATTAAGGATGGATGTATTATGACCGTGATGAACCCTCTGACGATAGATCAGTTCGCAGATAAGTATGTGGCGCTAGGGAAGGCCGCCGGAATAGAGAAAGAATGTAAGTATAGAGGTTTGGAAGTTATTGTTTTCAACAAGATCAACGCCACGAAGACACTCCTCATTGGTGGGATGTCAGGTTATCTTGAGCTATCTTTACGAGTCATCTAGGCAAGTAAAATAGAAAAAAGAGGGGAGTAGATCTTGTATCACTCCCTATTTTTTTGCTTATAATAAATAAGTAAGTAATGACTTACAGATTTTAGGAGAAAATTAAATCATGTCTAGAAGAAGAGTTGAACTACTCAGAGCCAAAGTCGTCTCTGTGACACGGATTCTTTCTGAGTCCGATATTAAAGTGACCCAACGTGGCTCTAACGCCTATTGCTCGTATGATGAAGATGGTAAGCCATCCGTCATCAATATCCCCTATATCAAAGATGATGCGCCTGACGATTTCCTTAAAGCAATTGAAGGCTTCGTGGATCATGAGTGTGCTCACGCCTTGTTTACTGAGCCTGACGCCTACAAGAAGATCATTGTTCCATACATTAAGAAAAGAAAGCTTCCAGAAAATTTTGCTAACTTCCTGAATACAACGAGTAATGCCGTTGAAGATGTTTTCATTGAGAAGAAGCAGGCAGAAAAATACAAAGGTTCCGGGAGCAACTTGTCTTCTACCCGCGAATATTACATTGAGAACTTCTTTAAGAAGTCGATCAAAGAAGCCAAATCTACCGAAGAGTTGTTTAACTACTCATATATTCCAATGATTCGTCTATTGGGTGGACACTCAGAATTCAAATGTTTGTTAGAGCATTTTGAAGCTGAAGGTCTGTCGGATTATTGGGATCGACTAAAGCCCTTTGAAGATCGAATTCAGGATTTAAAAGACAGTTTTGATGGCGCTAACTTGTCGATTGAAATCTTTGAGGCGATCTTCCCTCCAAAAGACGAAGACGAAGAATCTAAACCAGAACCCGATATGCCTGACGATAAGGGCGGCGACAAGGGAGATTCACCAGATGAGTCAGATGAGTCAGATGAGTCAGATGAGTCAGATGATGCCACTGACGGCAAGGGTGAGTCAGGGGATTCAAGCGAAGAAGGCAGTTCTGAAGGAAGCGATGGTTCTAGTGATCGAGACGAAGATGGCGATGACAGTGAGGAGCCAGCAGATCCCGAAGAAGACGAAGATCCCGAAGAAGACGACTCTGAGTCTGATGGTGAAGATGAATCAAAAGAAGACGACTCTGACGAAGCCGATGTCGACAAGGACGGTTCTGGCAGTGAAGAGCCAGGTGAAGAAGAGAAAGATGACTCAGGAATGTCAGGTGAGGATGACTCTGCAAGCAAACCTGATTTTGAGGGAGGAGAAACGAAAGAACTTAGTCTTGGCGACTTCGAAGAGCGCGATTTTGACGGGGACGTTTCTACCGCTTTATCTATGTCTCGGCCGGATAGTTACTCCGGGGATTTCTCTGTTTGGAGTCGTGATTTCGACTTGGTTGACTACGCACCAAACCTACCAAGTGACCAATCGTATCTCGCTGAAAAGCTAGTAGATAAAAGCAATAAAATTACTGGGCCACTGCAAAAGACGCTTGAGCGAATTATTGCCGCTAAGAGCAGAGCCAGAAAGATGGGTGGAAAGCGAAAGGGGCGAATTAACACTGCTTCATTGCATCGTCTGAAATCTGGTGACGATCGAGTGTTCTATCAGAGGGAGTTGAAGTCCGCCAAGGATGTCGATGTATCCTTGGTAGTTGATTGTTCAGGCTCTATGAGTGGGAACAGGATTAAGGTTGCTATGGAGTCTGCCTATGCACTTTCTAGTGTCTTGAGCAGATTAAAGATCAACAATGAAGTTATTGGGTTCACGGCTGAGGGGCGCGAAACTGATTCAGAAGAACTACATAAAGCAATTCGAGAATCGATAAGAGCGGGTGATGATCCAGATGATTACTCTTCTTATGGCCCGATCTATTTGCCAATTTTTAAAGCGTTTTCCGAGAGTTTGAACCCAGTGACCACAGGAAGGATGGCATTTACAGGTTATGAAGGACGTGGTTCTGTTTGCTTGTATCAAAACATCGATAGCGAATCTTTACGCTTATGTGCCAAGCGTTTGATGACCCAAAAGTCAGCAAAAAAATTGATGATCGTATTGTCCGACGGTTCTCCGGCTTATGGTTGGGGAACAAAACGAGGTAAACACGATGAAATGATAAAGGTTGTTAAAGACTACCTGATGGCTGATTTGGGTATCGATGTTATTGGAGTAGGCATTGAAACCAGAAGTGTCGTGAGTTACTACCCAAAGAACTGTGTGCTTGATGACGTTACTGAGCTACCTCAAAGTTTGATGGGTATTTTGTCAGAGGCTTTACTAGGCGACAAAAAGTAAGTAAAAGATTACTTACATTATTTGAATATTCATGTAATATGAATTGCATAACAAGTTAAGAAACAATTTAGGAGATAACTTAATGGCTAACTCAACAGCCCAAATTACTTGTCAAATCTGTGGTGCAAAGACTCACGCAATCAAACCGCACTTAAAGAAAGAGCACCCTGAATATACGCTTGAGCGCTACAGCGAAGAGTTCCCAGAAGCACCGTTGCTTTCTGAATACGCTGTTTTACAGATTGAAAATCGCAAACGTGAGAAGGTTTCGGCATCAGATTCCGTTAAAGAAGTTGAAAAGACTGAAGATGAGGGAACTTATCTTCACCAAGTTTTAGCTTCTGAAAAGATCCTTAAAGATCAATTCAAATCAAAAACAGGCGATCCAATTCCAGTAAAGCTGCCTGAATCTGATGAAGCCTGGAATCACCTGATTCCATGTAAGAAATCATTCGAAAACTACATTCCACAGCCTGAAGAAACCAAGACCGCAGTGATGGGACTTGAACTGAATATCCCAACAATGATTTGGGGACATGCAGGAACAGGTAAGTCTACTTTGTGGGAGTTCATTGCTTCCTCTTTCAATTGGCCAACAGTTCGTGTGCAACACACAGGAAACATGGAAGAGGCGCACGTTACCGGACAATACACAGTTCAGGGCGAAGAAATGGTTTGGGTTCCAGGCTTACTTCAACAGGCTATGAAATACGGATGGCTTTACCTGGCAGACGAATATGACTTCGCCATTCCAGAAGTCCTTTCTTGCTATCAAGCAGTTCTAGAAGGAAAGCCTCTTGTTGTTAAAGAAGCCCCTGAAGAGTGGAGAATTGTTGAGCCACATCCAAACTTCCGTTTCTGCGCGACAGGAAATACGAACGGTTCTGGTGACGAAACGGGACTGTATGGCGGAACAGTCGTAGGTAACTCTGCTAACTACGAACGATTTGGCATCGTGATCTATCTCGGATACATGGATCAGAAGGTTGAAATCGACATGGTGCATAAGAACGGCGGCGTGAAGATGTCTGAAGCCAAATTGATTGTTGAGTTTGCTACCAAGTGTCGTGAAGCCTTCTTAAACAAAGAAACATCGAACACGCTTGGGCCACGAGTGCTTTTGAACATTGCGAAAGTTGGATTTGCGAAAGGCAGCTTCAAGAAAGGCGCTGAGTTGGCCTTCATAAATCGACTTTCTGACATGGACAAAGAAAAGGTTCTTGGCTTCGCACAGCGCATCTTTGGGGATTAAGCATGTTAGCCCCTAGATGCTTTGGATTATTCACTTGCTACAACCCTAAATCAGATACATGCAAAGGGTGTGAGCATGAGCGTAACTGCCTTGATGCGTCCTCAGATTATCTTAATGAAGCGAGTTCTGTGGCGAACACTGAAACCTTTGTGAGACTTCAAAACATTCGAAGAATGGAGCTGGATAAGCCCAAGCTCGAAGTGAAGTCAGCAGAGGTATCGCAACCTGCGAAGACAGTTAAGTTCGATTATGCAAGCCAAGCGAATATTCCTATGAACATACCGGAAAGGGACAGGAAAGTTTTGACCGCACTTTTCAAAGATGGATTGGATTTAAGAGCTTCAAAAGAGGCAAATCCTTTTCCTTCTCATCTTTACCCTTTCATGCGTGAGGGGTGGAGCTGGATTAAAAGGAACAGCAGGTCGAGCAAGTTATCACTGAGACAGCATTATCAAGAGGTGTTGTCAGTAAGCGAGTTATCAGCCAAGCGATATGTCTCAACTTTTGTGAACATCGCCAAGAGTTACGAGCTGATAAAGGTCGAAGGGCAAATCATTTGGAGTAAATTATGATCCCTGTAATTAAATCAAACTTCTCAATGGGCGAAAGCATTATTTCCCCAAAAGAAGCAATCAATAGCTTGATTGAACTTGGATACAAAGAAGCGATTTTGGCAGACACTAACTCGGTAAATGGATTAGTTAACGCCACGAAAGCTCTTCCAAAAGACAAGGATTTCAAGCTTCATATTGGCGTAACCATACATTGCGTATCAGATGCCGAATACAAAGAGCCATCCAGAAATTCGGATGAGAAGGCAATTGATAATGATCATGCCTGGATTCGACTGATAGCCAAGAATAATGAAGGCATGAAGGACTTGTTTTGGCTTTTAACGCAAGCACACCAAGAACATCAGTTTCACTTCACTGGACGCGCATCTTACGACCAGGTTTGTGAAGTCTTCTCAAAGGGTAACCTGAAGTTGATGACCGGTGGATTTGACGGTTTGTTTTATGCGAACAAACATGATGAGCTTCTGGATAAGTTAATTGAGTCCGGCAATACGTCTGACATCCTCGTAGAGCTTCATGCCGTTGAAGGATTACTCAATCATACAATGAACTCTAAAGCAGTCTCAGCGATGTTTGAGAAAGGAATTACCGGAATCGTTACTCGTCCTATTCATTACTTGGAAGGGCAGGATCTTCCTAAAGACATCATGCGTGGTGTTATCACTAAGGGCAACGTGATGAGTCGCTTCTTTCAGGTGTCGCATTTCCGAGATCTTCATCCGGTATCGCCTGAAGAACTTGAGGCTATCGCCAGCAAGTGCACGATTAGCGATGGGGCTTCGATATTCGTGTATGACACTTCACTGGGCGCATTCTCAGATTGTGACTATCACTGGGAAAAGCAGGAAATGTGCTTGCCAACATTCAGTGAAAACGAATTCGCAACGTTAGCAAAACTGGCTGTTGAAGGGTTTAAAAAACGATTGGGTTCTGAGGTCTATGGATTCAAGCCAAAAGATCTTACTCCCTATAAAGATCGCTTGGCTTATGAGCTTCAGGTCATTCGACAGATGGGTTTTAGCTCTTATTTTTTATTGGTTAGTTACGTTGTCAATTGGTGCAAAGAGAACGATGTAAAAGTCGGTCCCGGTCGAGGATCTGCGGCTGGATCATTACTTTCTTATGTGTTGGGTATTACTGATGTCGATCCTCTACGGTTCAATCTAATTTTCGAGCGATTCTTAAATCCAGATCGACTTGATTACCCCGATATTGATTTGGATTTTCAGTCCTCCAAGCGACAGATGGTGATCGATCACTTAGTTGAGCATTTTGGCCGTGAGAATGTAGCGGGCATATCAAACTATTCAACCATTGCAGCGTCAGGAGCATTGAGAGACGTAGGGCGAGTATTTGGATTGTTACCTCATGAACTGAGCTGTGCGAAGTTGATTCCGGCTGACACACGACTTGAGGAGGCCGTAAAAGAAGTGCCGGAGCTTTCTCGATTCGCTAAAGATAACGAAGATGTGTTTGAACAGGCAGTAGCGCTTCAAGGTCAGAATCGAGCGTTAGGACAACACGCAGCAGGTATCGTTGTTGCGGGCGAACCCATCGTAAACAGAGCGGTTGTTGAAACTCGAAAAGACACAACGGTTAACTGGGACAAGCGATCGGTAGAAGAGTGGGGCTTAATTAAGCTCGATATTCTTGGTCTAGCAACGCTTGATACCTTGGACATTGCTCAAGATCTTATTGAAGAAACTACTTCTGAGGTGATCGACTATGAAGCCATTCCATTAGACAACAAAGAAACGTTGAAGCTAATGGGGAGAGGTGACACTGTTGGAATCTTCCAGTTTGAGAAGGGTGGAGCACGAAAGCTATTGCGAGATCTTAGTTGTGGTTCTGCTATCTCATTTGATGATGCGGTTGCGGTGACAGCACTGAATAGACCTGGCCCATTAGATGCTGGATTGGCAGATAAATACATCGAAATTCGCCAGGGAATCGAGATGCCAACGTATCCGCACCCAAGGACGAATGACGCCCTTAAATCTACGGATGGTGTTCTTATCTATCAAGAACAGTTGATGCAGATTGCCCGTGACATGTGTGGCTTTACGATGGCAGAAGCCGACGTTCTTCGTAAAGCGGTAGGCAAGAAGGATGCTGACTTGATGGCCTCCATGAAGAAGCAATTCATGGATGGCGCAACAACAGGCTATGTGCAAATTGAACTTGAGGATGGTCAAGTTAAAGAAGTTCATGCTCTAACCAAAGTGTCAGTTGAAGAAGTGGAGGATCAGGTTACAATCCTTCAGGCTTACGAAAACGGATACACAATTGAGGGGGGTTTATAATGTCCAATACACAAGAGCGCGGTTCTGAATACTTTTCTCAGAAGAAGCAGGAATCTTTAAAGCTGCAAGCTGAGAAGGGCATCAAGCCAAGACCTTATAAGTTGGATGAGCCTCTTAGAGATCTGATGCAAGATTTCCTTAACTTCCAGGCAAATAATTCTGAGGGTCGCTGTAGTTACTCTTCAGCCTTGCAATTTACACTGCAAGAGATGGCTAGAACCGTTGTAGAAAACAAGCAGCCTAGCCCTGAATTGGTGGAAGCTTTGACTAAATATCTTGAAAGGGATGATCACCAGCAGTTGTAAAACCGCTGTGATTGAGCGATATTAATTTAAATTTAAAAGTAAGTAAGTAATGACTTATGAAGATTAAAAATTTAAAACGCCTTGAAGACGGAATGGCCAGCGAAGCAGCAGAATCTTTCTGGAATGATATTGAAGGTTTTGCTGCCTACTCATTCAACTCTTCTCACGCTTATAGCTACACGGTAATTAGTTATTTAGCTGCGTATGTGAAAGCTAATTATCCAGTTCAGTTCTACGCTGCCGCGCTCTCTGTTGCGGATACCGATGAGAAGATCCTTCCGCTTGTGAAAGACGCGAAGCTAAACGGAGTCAAAGTATTTCCACCGGACATTAATGACTCGGACTTTACCAAATTCAAGATCAAAGAACATGACGGTGAATTGGTTCTACTTACGCCTTTAGAAAAGATTCAGGGGCTCTCTGAGAAAGGGCTACAGAGCATCAAAGACGCTAAGAGCTTATGTGGCGGACGATTCAAAAGCGTTGAAGAGTTGATTGATAACGTGAATCGCCGTTGTGTGAACAAGCGAGTCATTGAACGTCTGGATTCCATAGGCGCGTTCTACTCCATTCAGAAGGGAGTGCCAGAGCCTTTGGATGAATCTCGATTAAAAGCTCAGATCGAAGCTCTGGGAGCGTTGATTGATGAGGTTGTGAAGGCAGAGCGAGCTTTGACATTGGACGCTGACACCAAAGATGAGCTTTTGACTGAATTGTTGAATGCCAGGGATTCAAAGATCGATGAGTTTGATACCGAGTTCTTTGTTAAACCTGCGATTGGGGCAAACGCGAAGTTCATGGTTGTTACGGACTCTGCCACTTGGTCGGAAGAAGAGGCCGGCCGCTTTATGGAGGGCATTACTGCTGATCCAGTTGAGCAAGCAATGGCTTGTAGTGGCTTAGACAAGAACGATGGCTACTGGACAGGGCTAATCAAGTATAAGCGCCCTAAAGAGCAGAAGACCCTGACCAACGATCAAATCAATGATCAAGCGCCCACGTTAGACAAAGAGATTGAGCTTTTAAATCCAGCAGTGATTGTCTGTTTGGGTGGAGCTGCAATTCGTCATGTGTGGCCTGACGCCAAAGGCTCTTGGGATCAGCTATGTGGCCAAGTCATTTATGACGAGAAGAAAGACCGTTCAATAGTTTTTGGAATGAACCCTTCCATGATCGCATTTCGACCTGACGAACAAAGTCGTCTAGACGATGTGTTTGCGACCGTGATGGATATGGTTCGTGGATTAAAAGGTAAATAGGGGTGAATGATGACTGATCAAAATAAAGATGCTGTGTCTGATGTGTTAAACGGATTACTTGTGGCCGCTAAAGAAAGACAAACTTCGGCTTACGAGGAATTGGCTGAATCTGAAATACTACAAAATTCCGGTAAGTGCGTCGAAAACTGCGACCCTGAAATGTTTAATTTTGGATTAAGCCCATTAATTGATGTCTTTAAGGGCTTAATAAGTTCTAAAGCGAAAAATGAAAAGGCAGAGGATTTATTTCTTCATTGCAACTTCTATGAGCGACATTTTAAAGCTCAGATTAAAAAGCACGAAGGGTGGCCTTGTAGTGCTGATAAATCAAGAACCATTACGAAGGCTTTGGCGAACTTCTTTGTTAAAGGCGAAGAGATCAAGTTTAACTACGATCAGGAATACACCTATCACCTTCCAACAAAGATTTTTACCACACATGCAGAAATTCTTGAGTTCTTCGATGCTCTAAGAAACCTCCGTTATGGCGGTTCTGAGAAATATCTTGAAGCACTTTTGAAGTTACAGGAATCAGCGGCAGTAGGAGTGGATCATGAAAAAATCGATGACCAAGGAAGAGATTAAAGATCTCGATCAAAAGATGGAAGCTGCGGGCATGATTCCGTATTCCAAAATGATTGAAATCAACAAGTGCACATCGGCATTGTTAAAACATGCAGGTGTTAACAGCTTGGAAACCTTCGAACAGTGGTTGCAAATGCGCTATGAAGAGTCAGCCGGAATGTTCGCAAGACTTACCGTTGATAAGAAAGAAGATGATGACCTATACGAGTGGGTTCTTGCTCACAATGCGGTTTTTAAAGAGGTGTTAATTCACTTCAAAGCGGCTATGGAGTCATAACCATGAAAACTCTGGTGAAAGTCTACATAGACTTTAAAGATGTCGATAATCCCGATTGGTTTGATGCTATGTGCAAAAACCTTTATGAGATTTATTCTTTGAAGTGGAAACTTGCTAACTCTTGGGCAGGTTGGTTCTGGCGTAAGAAGGAATATAAAAACACCATTGTTGAATTACAGATAAAGAACAAGGAGCTAATTAGAAGCGCATACTCAGTAAAGGAATTTCCCTCTGAGAAATACACATTCCACTTCGATATTTGGAGAATGAAAAACAATAAATACCTTGCAATGCTTCATATTTATAAAGAGGGCCAATCATGAAGAAACTATCAACAGGTCAAGACTCAACGCTTGGTAATTGGTTAATGCTAACGGAGTTGGCTTTTGGCAAAAACTCTCCTCAAGCTGATTTCTTGAAGGACAAAATTGACGAATCGCCTAACGGAAAAGATGAAGAAGTATTGGCTGATGAAGGTCAACTAATTCAAGTTTTAATAGATATGGGCCAAAAAGACAATGCGCTCCATTAAAAAGTTATTCTCAAATAAACGAGAGGATAGGGAGCGAGAGCTAACCCGAAACCTTGTTGCCAGATATTCACGGGGTAATTTAAGTCTTCGAAGAGGTCTCTATACCACAAGAGAAGACATCGAAAAAAGGAGAGAAGAAATTGCCAAATACAAATTTCCCAAATGATGGTTGGGAAGGGTTTTAATTTAACTAAACAGGAGAAAACCATGTCAGACGACTTAGATATTGATGAATTACTTGAAGACCTGGATGAGCTAGAGATGGCTGAAATAGGCACGAAAGCTTCGGAAGAGGTTGTTGAGAAGCCCAAAGCCAAACCATCGGGTCGCATCGATCCAGATCAGCTTCACAAAGACGTTGCCTTTAATGAGCTGGAACTCGACAACGCCATGATTGAGCAAGCCTCATTGCACTTAAAATATGGTGTGTTGCTTTCAAAGATTCAGCGAAGAATGGATGCCGCCAAAAAGCGTATGGAAGTTCTTTATGCCATGCTTGATCGTGAGGTTAGGGCAGCAGCAACAGAAGAAAAACGTAAGGTCACTGAGAAGATGATCGAAGGTGAAATTCTTCTGAATGAAGATTACCAGAATGCGCTGGATAGCTATCACGATGTTAAAGCCGAACATGCTTTAGCTAAGTCTGCCTTTGAGTCTTTCAATCATCGCCGTGACATGCTAACGCAGGTTGCAAAGCGCTTAAATGTTGAACGTGAAGGTGAGCTTTCAGTAAGCGAAAGCGGCTCTACACGAAGCTTGGCGAGAGCCGTGAACGATCGTAGGGAGAAGATTTCAGCTTAAGCTGTTGACTTCGGAAATAAACTAATTAAACTTTAAAAAGTAAGTCATAGCTTACTTACATTTGGTAGGCTTTGAGTATCTCGAAAGAGCAGTTAAAACAGAAAATTAAGGTGAATGAAATGTCAGCATTAGACAGACTTAAAAAGTTCAAGCAAACCCAAGAAAGTAAAAAAGCAACCTTCAAGAAGACAGCAAAAATTCCTGATGGTCGTTCAGTTCTTCGAATCCTTCCTGGCGGTGAAAAAGATCGTGGTCTTTTCTTCCAGCCTTTCGCAAATCACTTCATCAAAGACAACAAAGGGCAGTTAAAAGCGGTTTACGTTTGCTCCGAAGAGACTTTTGATAAGCCATGTGAAATCTGCGAAATGATCAATGACGGTAAGCGTGAAATTCGCTCTCGTCTTGGTAAGGACGCCGCAGAGCATGATCCTACTTTCAAAATGCTTGATGAAGCTCGCGCCAAAGGTCGTGTATTGGTTAACGCAATCAATGTCACAGCAGGCGAAACAGAGCCGCAAATTTACGAATTCCCTAAGTCTCTTTTTGAAAAAGACTTGATGGATGTTCTTGAAGAAATGGCACTGGAAGGTGATGACTTCGAAGAGAACATGGGCATCGATGTTGTAGTTAAGCGTTCTGGCTCTGGCCGTGACACTCGTTACACCTTGTCACTTGCCAAGAAGCAATCTGAAACCTCTCCTGCAATGCTTGAGAAGATGGAAGATCTATACGGTTACGCGCAACAAGAAAGTGAAGCCAAGAAAGCGAAAGCTATCACTGCTTTGGCCTCTTCCACTCATGGCAAGCTTCCTGCGCCAGCAGAGAAAGCAACTGAGTCTATTGCGTCTGACCTGGCTTCAGCGTCGGTAGATGATGCAATTGATGTTGAATACGAAGTGAAGGCTGCGGCTGGATCAGACGTATCTCCATCGCCAACTACTACGTCAGCATCCTCTGATGAAGACGACCTGAATGACCTGCTTGCAGAGCTTGGTTAACAAATAAGGGAGCGTTCGCTCCCTTTCTTTTCTTATCTATAAATTTTGAGGTTTATATGGATTACCTAGTAATTGACGGTAATGCGATTGGCTACACCTCTCAATACGCGAATCCTCTGCATGTTGGCGAAACAGAAGTCCAGGCGGTCTTTCATTCGGTAAAGACATTGCGTGAATTGCTTGAGCGATATGAAGGGTATAAGCCTATTGTTCTTTGGGATGGTCGAGCGCAATGGCGTTTTGATATGTGGCCGGAATACAAATCAAAACGAAGCACTAACCCAGTAAGTATTGCTCAGAAAGAGAAATACAAGAAGGTTGCTCCGCTGATTGAGAAAACATTCGAAGCGTTGGGTGTTACTCAAATGCGTTCGGCTTCAAACGAAGCTGATGACATTGCTGGCTGGTTAGCTCCACAGCTTGCCAGAGATGGGAAAGTTGTTCTGATCACCAAAGACGAAGACTGGATTCAGTTAGTTCAGAAACGTGTGAGCTGGTTTGACCCTTACAACAACAAACGTGCTTCTGTTGGCAATTTCAAAGATCAAACGGGCTACGACAACGCTGATCTTTTCCTTCAGGCGAAAGTCCTGATTGGTGATGGATCAGATTGTATTCCAGGTGTTGAAGGAATTGGTGAGAAGTGTGCACCTGCTTTCCTCGAGAAGTATGGCTCTGTGCCTGATTTCTTAAGTCGATTCGAATCAAAAGAGTTTGATGGAGAGACAGAAATCCCAAAAGGCTCAGATCTTTCTCGATACCGAAAGAAGATCGCTAAATTTGCCACAGAAGATGAAGGTCGTGAGGTTTATGAGCGCAACATGACCTTGATGGATCTGCGTGACAAAGAGCGCCCTTCTGATCTTGTTATTAATAAATCCGAATACAACGAAGCCAAGTTAAAGACGCTGTTTGAGCGCTTGGCTTTCGTTTCACTGCTTAAAAAGCTTGATGAATTTGTCGAGCCATTTCTTTCTCGTGAGGTAGAACTATGAAAAAACCAGATTTAGCAGCATTGGCTGGCGCAGTTGTTAGTGCAGTAGGCGACAACGATGAAATTCAAGGTGTTCAAACTTGGTTGGATACTGGATACAAACCACTTAACAAAGCGCTTTCAGGCGACTATGACGGTGGAATTCCAGTAGGTCGAATTATCGAAATCTATGGTGGAGAGTCCTGCGGAAAGACCGCTTTGGCTACATCTGCAATGAAGTCTGCTCAAGAGATGGGTGGCGTTGCCATGTTCAACGACCATGAACGTAGCTTTGACGTTTCACTTGCTACAGGGATGGGGCTTGATGATACTCCGGGGCCTTGGATCTTTAAGACGCCAGATACCTTCGAAGCTTCTGTAACCAACACAATCAAAGTGGCTAAAGCCATTCGTGAAGGTGAGTTGATCGATCCAGCCGCGCCTATTTGTGTTGTGTTCGACTCTCTGGCTTCAATGATTCCTCAGTCTAAGTTTGCCAAGGAAGTAACAGAGCAGGGGATGAATGACTCTTTGGCGTTATCGAAGGCTTGTTCTTCTATCTTCCCAACACTCGCTTTGATGGCTGAGAAGTATCAGATGGCGATTTTGATTCTTAACCAGGTGCGTGAAAAGCCCGGTGTTATGTATGGTGATCCAACCACAACTCCCGGAGGTAGAGCGCCAAAATTCTACGCCTCTATTCGTGTCAGTCTTTCTCGTTCAATGATTGTCGATAAGTCAGGCGGTGAGAAAACCACTTTGGGGCAAGAAGTTAAAGCCAACGTAATCAAGAACAAGTGTTCTGCACCGTTCAAATCAGCTCAGTGGCGCTTCATGTTCCGTGAAGATGGTTCGGGCTATTTCGATTATATCCATTCAACGCTTGAGCACCTGGTAAAGATTGGTGTGATTCCTTCCGCTGGTGCTCGTATCGAATGGGACGGCTCAAAGCTCTATAAGAAGCAAGTAGCAGCCAAGTTGATGTCTGATCCTGAAGGTCTAGCAAAGCTTGAGGCGATGCTTCCTAAAGGCGAAGAAGATCTGGAAACAGATGATGAATCAATTGAATTGGCCAAGCTAGCTGAAGCCTAAAATCACCTGCAAATAGTCAGCGGTTAACGCTAATTTCCAGATAGACTCTTCTTAAAAACAAAGGGGAGTCTATCAATGGTCGATGCCAATCTTCGTTATGTCGTTCTTGAAGAAGACAGTCTTTACAGACTTAGGAGAAAGTCAGGTAGCTTGTGTGATCACTGCGGTATTCGCAGCTCATGTAATGCTCATTCTAACAGTGTCAAAACTTGCTCAACTTACATGCCAGTAATCAAGTTCTTCGATATGAAAGGGACGGATAAAGCCTTTAACACAATGCGTTTGAGATCAGCTTGGTTTAAGCGCGTTATTAAGGGGCAAACAGTCGCTTTGGTCGACAAGAATAATCAAGTTGCCGGAACAGCTTTGGTAACTGGAAAGCATGTAGACACCAAAGAGAATGTCTTACATTCGTATTACAAAGAGAATCACATGAAGCCTGAATCTCCCGATGAAATGGAGAAGATTTTGAGGCGTTGCAATGGAAATTTATTCGTTAATTTGGCTGAAGAGATAACTGTTATCGAATTGGAGCCTAATTATGATCAAGATCGAAAGAGAACTGGATGAACACCTAATTGAGCATGTTCGAAAGAACAGACGACTTTATGGAGGGATCTTTGAGTTGCCCTCTAAGAAGCGTGTTTATTTAGCCTATCGAGACAAGAAAGAAATTTTCAGAAACGGAGCGCCCAGCATTAGTGATGCCATCAGAAAGGGTATTGCTTGCTGGGCGCTTGACGTTGATACGCTCGGAGAGATGAAAGCAAAAGGCATTGCTTATGTTGGTGTGAGAGTTCGTGAGAGTGGGGACATTTATATCACTCACCTTAAGAACTTCTATGACGAGGGCAAAGTCCAGGTGATGAACTTTAAGAAGCGAGGAGGTGAGTTGCAGCGTTATCTGCCTCTTACTTATTTCATTAAGAAAGAAGGGGAATTCAGTTTATGAGCATTCAAAAGAATCAATATGTTATTTATGGCGTAAAGCTGCCTTACAATCACTTTTCAGAAGAGGAGCATGAGGCTCTTGATAAGTATATTGATTCAGCATTTAAAATTGACGACATTAATCCAGGCGGAGTCCACGTTTTGGCTGACGGAATGAACGGAAAATATGTCATTCTTGGTCGCTGTCTCAAAAAGTCTTCAGATCATCAATCAATTGATATGTTCGAGTGTGATGACCCATCTTTAAGCGCTGAAAAAGAGATTGCCGATGTTCTACTGAAGCATCTATTCGATATTAACCCTGAGCAGAACAAGCTGATGTTCGTTACTCACTATCGATAGGTGATTCATGAATCAGAAAAGACCGGTCTATGAAATCTTAAGAGACATCAAACATCAAATGCCTATTCATGCCAGCACATTCTCAAAGTGCTCTAACGACTGTGGCAACAGAGCAAGAGCTGGTAGTCCCTGCAAACTTTGTCTGAAGAAGGAGCTTATTGAAGTCGTGGGTGAGGATGCGGCCAATGAGTTTTATGAGAAGTATGAAGCTGCAAGAAACGCTGAATACAGTCTTTATGAGATTGAAAGTAAGGTGGATGTTGATGGGTAAATTTTACATTTTAGGGTCAGACGAAAGATTCAAAGAACTTCTGGAATCGAATCTTGAGGGCACTGATCATGAGGTGAAGCTTGTTGATGAATATCCCAAGGATCTCATAAACGGTCTTGCCCACGAATTTATAGTTGTTGATGAGTTTGAAGACAAGAAGGTTATCTCAAGGCCCCCACTTGGCTATGGGCCACAACGTAAATCAACAAAAGGAAAGGTGAGACGGTGGTAGAGGCAATGCCTTTACCACTTAACAAACTGATTGTTTATCGTTAGTCTCTCTCTGCCAAAACAATAATGGATTGAATGAGATATGGATAATCTGGATTTAGAAAGAGAGCTAAACAGACAGTGCGCTAGAGCGGTTGGGTATGAGCCAAGTCCTGACCTGTATGTTAATGGCAGTGCTGCCGTTATCATTGATGAGGAAGAGTTTAGGCGTAAGACATTAAATAGCCTAGATGCTTCGGATCACATTTATGACGCCTGCAATTCTAATCATGATGCCTTTGCCCTGCTAGATGTTATTAGATATAACGCAGAAATTAATATTCTATTTAATCTCTTCAAAATGAATGTTCACTTTGAGAACGAAGATGGAAAGATCATTTTTGAGCAAGAACATACCTTCGAAGAAGATAATTTTAATCTTTCGGTGGTAAAGGCTTTTTTGAGACTACATGAACTAAAAGATGGTGATATTTTTTAGTTTAGGTCTGGGGCGACCAAAGCCGCCCCGCCAAAGATTACAATAATACAATCGAAATAATCGCAACTGCTCGGATTATCGCGGCTATATCAAGCGTAACCTCACAATTCGAAGTCTTTAAGGTGAACATAACGTTCTCCGAAACAAACCCCGAGCCGACCCAGGAAAATTAACACCTGAGAGTTTAACGTCACAGGCCGGTGACGCCATAAAGAGGATTGCTGCCCTCAACATGGATTGGTTATTGACGGTTCCAGCGCCAACATCGAGATGTGGAACCACGTTCAGGGTGTTCTCATCGTTGTTAGCTGAAGTGCAGCCTTCATCGGAGTGAGAATTCTTTGCGTGCATCTCTACCCACAGAAGACGGGTGCTCAAATGGTTGTATGAGTCGTTTTTTGTAGGATACAACCAGCCTAACGCAATTAAAGAAATATTCAAAATCTTTATTTGTGACTTTCTTTTTTCTCTACTTTTTGGCTTAATAAAATAAGTAATGGCTTACTTATGTTTTAGTATCGCCAGTGTCGTATCGTTATCTTATGGATACACGAAAGTAGGAGATTAAAATCAAATGATTTACGGGATCATATCTGACACGCACAACCATGATTGGAGTGCGTTCTCAAAACAATTACCAAATGGCGTTAATAGTCGCCTTCGAATTATCTTGGACGAGACTTGGCGGGCTGCCAAAGCTGTCAAGGATGCAGGTGGTAAAGCGTTAATTCACACCGGAGATCTATTCCACGTTCGCGGAAAGGTTTCGCCTAGCGTATTAAATCCAACGCTTGAGACATACAAACGTATTACAACAGAGCTTGGGCTAAAGGTTTATATCATTGCGGGCAATCACGATCTTCAGGGTAAAGAGTCTGATGATTTAGGCAACGCAGCCTCCTCTCTAGGTGAAGTTGGATGCAAGGTTATTAACGACATCACCCTTATCGATGATTTCTTGTTTGTGCCTTGGATCTCCTCTGTTGAAAAGCTTAAGGATGAATTACAGGTTCACGCAAAGGTTGAACTTGAAGACCCTCAAGAGGTGGAGCTTTTCATTCATGCGCCAGTGGATGAAGTGTTGCCGCATATTCCCTCTCATGGGTTAACGGCTGAGTTTTTATCTGAGCTTGGCTTCAAAGGTGTTTTTAGCGGCCACTATCACAATCACCGGGATCTAGGTGACGGTGTTTATTCAGTAGGCGCTTTAACTCATCAAACATGGGGTGACATTGGCTCTAAAGCTGGATTTCTTATTGTTGATGATGATGGTGTCACTCATCACCCGTCCAATGCCCCAGAGTTTCTTGATCTTACTGAGTGTGAACCAGAAGACTTCCCTGATCTCTGCGCCAACAACTACGTTCGAATGAAGGTGAAAGACGCTTCTATTTCTGAGATAGAAGAGCTACGCGAAACTTTGTTCGAGCTGGGCGCTGAAGGAGTTCAGATCGTGCCAATTAAAACATCCAGCGTGGTCGAACGTGATCCAGATGCAGCAGAAGCACCGGAGCTTGGCTCTCTGGAAAAGGGTGTTGAAGATTGGGTCGATGCTTCTGAATTCAAACACAAAACAGCAGCTAAAAAGGCTGCATTGGAGATTCTTGCGGAGGTTGAATCAGTATGAAGTTTATAAGCGCACATATTAAAAATTTCATGGCTGTTGGCCAAGTGACTATGAAACTGGATTCTCGCGGCTTAGTTTGCATCAAAGGTGAAAACTTGGATGACTCAAGCCAAAACAGTAATGGCTCTGGCAAGTCATCAATTGCTGATGCGATTCATTGGTGCTTGTTCGGTAAGACTGCTCGTGGTGTTACCGGTGATAACGTGATTAATGCAATTGCTAAAAAAAATTGTCACGTTGAAATTGTCTTAAAGGATGCTGATGGTGGCTCGTATTTCATCGGTCGATATAGAAAGGACAAAGATCATAAAAACTCTCTTCATTTGTTTTACAAGCCAAAAGATCTGGATGAGGGGGCGATGGCTGAAGACTTAACAGGTGGCACAGATAAGATCACGCAGGAAACTCTTAATAAAATTCTTGGGTGCTCTGAAACGGTATTTAAAAATGCTGTTTACTCTGGCCAAGAGTCGATGCCTGATTTTCCGAACATGACGGACAAAGAGTTAAAGACCTTGATCGAAGAGGCCGCTGGCATTGATCGTTTACAAGATGCCCACAAGATTGCCCTGTCAAAGGTTACTGCTGCTAAGGGTGATCACACCAAGTCCCAATTAGAGGTTGACTCAAAGAAAGCCAATCTTGAAACGTTGGCAGGACTCATTAAAGATTTGAAATTAGAGGCTGAAGCCTGGTCAATTAAACAAAAAGAAATGATTGAAGCCGCCAAGGAATTGGATGGAAAGATTGCTGTTGCCCATGCAGAACGAGGTGACGTTTCAAAAGAGATGGCAGAACTTGAAGGGCAAGTCGAAGAATTATCTAAGCAGATTGAGGCTGTCGATGATGAAGCCAGAGAGCTAGAGGATCTGAACTCCAAATTGGTTCGATTAAATGCTCTGAGCGAGACAGAACAGCTATCTTACGAAAAGAACAAACGTGATGCCGGTGTTATCAAAGATGAAATCAAAAGTCTTAAGAGTGCGATAGGAACACCTTGCAAAGAGTGTGGCAAGCCTATGGACGAAAGTGAAGTGGCTGAAGTTATCGAAAAGCGCACCGAACTGCTTAGATCCTCTGTTGAGGAATTGAAACTTGAAAAGGAACGACTAGACGGACGCAAGAAGCAGCTTGAGGAACTCGGTGAGATCGTTTCGGACTTTAAGAAAGGAATGACAGATGTTTCTGAAGCCAACGCTGAGATTCGCTCTAAGGAAGCGAAAATTAAAGAGTTGGCTGACTACGAACGAGCAACCGACAAGCTTGCGGAAAAACTGGATCTGTCGAAGGCCAGCATTGAAAAGCTAACCAAAGAAGAGAATCCTCATAAGAAATCTCTAAAGACTGGCGCTGACAGGTTACGAGCAGCAAAAGGGCAGTTAGAAGAGGCTGAAACTAAGATCCTGAAAACTGAAGAGGCGTTGGAAATTGCGGAAGAGACCGCAAGAATCTTCAGTCCAGCGGGCATTCGAGCGCACATTCTTGATACCGTGACGCCATTCCTTAACGAGCAGACCTCTCAATACCTGTCACTTCTTTCTGATGGAAATATTTCTGCCACCTGGTCAACGCTAAGTAAGACCGCAAAGGGTGATCTACGTGAGAAATTCTCTATTGAGGTTGAAAGTCTTACGGGTGCGAAATCATTTGGCGGGTTATCAGGCGGGGAGAAGCGCAAGGTTCGTTTGTCTTGTTACCTGGCTATGCAGGATTTGGTTGCAACACGAGCGTCTAAGCCGATTGATTTATTGGTTATGGATGAAATCGATGACGCACTTGATACGACAGGCTTAGAGCGTTTGATGGGCGTTCTTAATGAGAAAGCTAAAGAGCGTGGAACGGTATTGTTGATCTCACACAATGATATGAACGATTGGATTACTCAGTCGGTCACGATCCGCAAATCAGAAGGCTTCTCTACGATGGTAGATGAGTTGGGAGCGCTGTCATGAGTGCGAGCTTCGATGATGTCATTGCCGCGTATGAGTTTTTGAGCAAAGAGCTTTCTAAAAATATATTTGACGATTTGACCCTATGTAGAGTTACAGAGGGGATGTTCGATTGCTTTTTGGAAGATCGCGGCTTACTACTTAAGAAATCTGGGGCAACCTTTAATGCAGTTTGCACTATCGATGGGTTTATTGAAGTTGGCTCCGAGCATTTCGTTTTGTTTAAGCCTATAACCTCGGATGATAGTGCTGATACTTTTTTGGTTAAACTTCGAGACTCAGAACGCGCAAACTTTGTTTACTCAGGTGCTTCTGCATTCAAAGAGGTTATAACCGCCATGTTTCCCTGGATTAATGACGATGATTTTGGGATTAATACGAGCATTCCTGATCTTTGGCTTTACTTTTCTGAATTACTTAAAGAGTCAGGCAAAAAAGAAGAACTCGAAGAAAAAAAACAAATTAAATCTAAATCAAGCGGCAGACCAGGCTTTGGTTTGTTTGCATAAATCAGTAAGAGGTGACTTATGCACTGGAACGATCCTACATTCCTGCCGCCAGTAGGAATTTGGTTTTTGATTTTGTTAAACGGGAGTGAGACGAAGGTAAAACGAGAGTCTTACATTAGCGAAAGAAACAATGATCTTATCTACCGAAAAGAGGACGGGAGTGAGATCTCAGGTAAATATAAGTGGAGTTATATATGATCATCAAAAT